ATTCACGCTCAAACTACGAGTTCCTTCCTTGGACCTGTTGGTATCGGAATAACGCTACCTCTTTATGATTTACATGTTAATGGCCCCGGGAGTACCGTCGCAACGATCGACGGTGGATCCTCTTCCGATGCCTTCTTGAAATTTGCCACCAACGCTGTGGAAAAGGCACAGCTCAAGCTTGGCGCCGGAGGCAACTTTTTGATGACCCACACTGCAACCGGTGGCGACATCATTCTGCAAGCCAAACCTGGCGGCGTAACTACAACCTATCTGACCCTGGATGGTACACGGTCCGCCTTAACCGCCTCCGTAGCTGTGTCTGCATCACATGGGATTACTGCAGGATCTTTGAACACTCTAACCACGATTGTAGACGGATTACATATTTCAAGTTCGTTAAATATCTCCGGCTCTAAATTTTATGGTGATGGGACTAATCTTGTTAATACCGGTTTAATTACTTCTTATACTAATAATACTGACAATAGAGTATTGACATCTGTTAACTCAAGTACAATTAATGGCGAAGCCAACTTAACCTTTGATGGGAGCGCCCTTGCGGTGGCCGGAACCTTAGAAGCAACCGTCGCCAACAACCCTGTTGCTCAACTTATACATCCCGCCGATGATGTAACGGGCGCAATACTGGAGTTAATAAATAGCAAAGCTGGAAACGCCGGCGATGCGAATGATTTTTGCGGCGGTGTGGTATTTAAGTCTAAAGATTCCACATCTGCTGCAACACAATACGGTAAGATAAGCACCAAAATAGGTTCCCCCACCAACACTAGTGAGGCTGGTTATATGCTATTTGATATAACGACAGCCGGCACAACCGCCACCACTTACTTAAGATTGGATGGTATAACTAGCGCTATAACCGCCTCCGTAGCTGTATCAGCGTCACATGGGATTACTGCAGGATCTTTGAACACTCTAACCACGATTGTAGACGGATTACATATTTCAAGTTCGTTAAATATCTCCGGCTCTAAATTTTATGGTGATGGTTCAACCCTGTCAGGGATTACCGCTGCCCCTGCCGGATCCACTACTCAGATTCAGTACAATAATGCAGGGAGTGTCGCCGGTAGCGCTGCTCTAACGCTCGTGAATGGCGGTCTTAACACCAATATTTTAACAGCTAGCGCTGCCGCCCTTATTTCCGGAAGCCTTGATGTCTCGGGTAGTGTTAGAGGGAAGCAGCTGGTTTATACTACACACGCTTTTACTGACGGCGGTGGTTCTCCATACAACGGATACCTCCCTTTTCATGAACTCAATGAACAGGTCAACGCAGATTATAGACATCAGATGCAGACACCTTTTAATGGAACTCTAAAGAAAATTGTGTTCAGACCAAAAAATGCTCAAAATGGCGCTGTGACTTTAGAACTTTGGATTGCCGGCCAAGGTGATGAGGCTATAGACAATGGAGTCATTGCAGAAAGTGTAACGGTGACGATGGGTTCCGCCGATAATACCTCCGCAGATTTTGTACTTAGCGGATCTAGCTTACTTGTTGCTAATGATATCGTTGGTATTAAGTATACTGCTAATGCAGCCCCTGGCAATACGAATGTCACCTGCATCTGGGAATACGATACACTAGGCTTTTGATTAATTTTAAATTGTTTTATATTTTTTCCGGACTTAGAATAGCTGAAAAAATGGGTTTTTGATTGCTATCTTACTATTTATTCTGAAAGGCTGCTTTTTAGGAGTAAATTAATGTCTAACTTATTGAGAGAAGCAATCGTTGACGCAGAAGCCCTGCGAGAATCAGCGCTTAAGAATGCTGAAATTATTGTAATTGAAAAATATTCAAGTGAAGTAAAACAAACTCTTGAAAAATTATTAGAGCAAGAAGGTGAACTGGGTCTACCCGAGATGCCCGGTGAGGAGCCGGCAGCCGCTGCAGACCCCCTTGCCGCTGCACCCGCGGCCTTACCCCCCGATCTCCCGGCCGAGCCAGCCATGGAAGAAGGTGCCCCGATAGAAGACGCCGGCTTGACCGACGAAGTACTTCCTTTAGGTGCCACTGACGGCTTCGCCGGTTTGGAAGGTAAAAATTTAGAGAGTTTCCTTGGTGAAGAAGAAACCACGGAACTCAACATAGATCTTGGGGCCCTTCAAGAGAGCATCGACGGCTTAAAGCAAGCCCTGGATGAAGAAGAGGAATTGGATATCACCGAAGAGAATATCGACGCGCTTCTTGAAGAAGAAGAAGAAGATGAGGAAGAAGACAATGTTATCGATGTCGATGCTGAGGATGATACCAGCACCGTAAAAGACAAGGCTGCTAGCCAAGCCGCCGGCGCCGGCTTAGATGCCATTATGGGTGCGATGTCTGAAGAAAAAGCGACCGCCGATCCTACCGACTCACTGGTTGACGCGATCGTAGAAAAGCTCACTGTCGACATGGGCGCCGACCTTTCCGGGTGGGCCGGCCGTTCATCCGAGGATGTAAAATATCAAATGGAAAAAGAAATGGCACATCGTCGTAGCACAGATGTAGCCGAAGAAATGAAAGATTTGAAGAAAGCTCAAGAAGAGTTGGTTTTCGAAAATAACCAACTTACAGAAAAGCTTTCGGAATACAAAGGAGCTATTAGCGATTTGAAAGAGGGTCTTCAAGACACTAATCTTTCAAATGCTAGACTCCTTTACACGAACCGCGTGTTAAGAAATCCCTCCTTGAATGAGCGACAAAAAGATAAAATTGTCGAAACAATTTCTAACGCTGGTTCGGTTACAGACGCGAAGACCATTTTTGAAACGCTTCAAGGCACAGTGGAGGCTTCTTCTAAAACCAAGAAGGGCCCACAATCACTGAGCGAAGCCATAGGTCGTCGTTCAACTGTACTGAGGGCAACTCGTAAAGAGGAGCCTATATCCGATCCCTTCCAAGATCGGATGAAAAGACTAGCTGGAATAAAATAAACACAAAACACAAAATCATAATTTATAAAAAAAAGGAGGTGATTAAATGTCTAGTATTATCGAAAGATTGACCGAAGGAGTTGTCAATCGTGATATGCGTTCCGAAGGAAACGCTTTGTTATCAAAGTGGGAACGCACGGGTCTTCTTGAAGGACTTGTTTCCGACCGCCAAAGAGGCACAATGGCTCGTTTGCTTGAGAACCAAGCAAAAGAGTTACTTCGCGAGAGCAGCAGCATGAGTGCTGGTGATGTAGAGGGCTTTGCAGCCGTCGCATTCCCAATCGTGCGCCGCGTATTCGCCGGCTTGATCGCAAACGATCTTGTCTCCGTCCAACCGATGAGTCTCCCCTCGGGCCTCATCTTCTTCCTGGACTTTGTCTACTCGCCGAACATCGGTGGGTCGAACGCACAAACTCAAAGATTTGCTAATGTTGCCGATAAGTCCATTTATGGTACTGATCGAGTTGGTAGTCAAATCACGGGTGGAGTGAACATTGTTGGAAACACCGCCTATAAGGAGAACCTCTCAGGTCCTCGCGATATTATGGGTTACGCGTATGCTTCGCCATCCGCGTCTGCTGCTGTCGCTCACGATGAATGGACCGTGACTGATGCGTTCAGCCTTAGTGGTTCGACCGATGAACAGAAGCGCAAGTATCTGCAGTATGACCCCGACCTTCTTGCATTGTCTTCAAGCACAAATACTTTGGAATTCGGAGTTATCCGTGTCGCGAAGGTAGACCTCACTGGTTCTGTTGCTGCTCAAGACGCTGACTTTAATAACCTCGGCGCCTTCTCTGCATCGTTCGTAGCGATGGATGGGGTTGGTGCATCAGATGTCGTTATCCGTCGTTTGACTGCACTTACTGCCAGTACTTCTGGTGGTGATAAGGATTATGTCCAGTTTGTTATTGCTTCGGTTGGTGCTGGTGTCGGTACCCTGGTTCAGACCTTCGGAGTTGGTTCCGGGACCGCTGCTATGAACTTCCCAATCAAGGATAACCTCACAACTAGTAACGCTCTCGGCTCTGTCGTTGGTACTACTATTTGGGGCCTCGAAGGAAACGAAGACATCCCTGAGATCGACATCAAGGTGGATAGCATTGCTGTCACAGCGCAGACCAAGAAGCTCAAGGCTAAGTGGACTCCGGAGTTAGGTCAAGACCTTAACGCCTACCACAACCTTGATGCAGAAGTCGAGTTGACCAGCATTCTCTCTGAGCAGATTGCTCTTGAGATTGACCGTGAGATCCTTGCGGACCTCGTTAACGGTGCAACTGCTAGTACATTCTACTGGTCTCGTTCACCAGGTCTGTTCGTGAACAGAACTACTGGCGCTGAAGTTGGTGCATCCTCGGCTGCTCCCGACTTCACTGGTACTGTGTCTGAGTGGTATGAAACACTTGTTGAAACTATCAACGATGTTTCCGCTGCAATTCACCGCAAGACTCTTCGTGGTGGTGCTAACTTTGTCGTCTGCGGACCTGAAGTTGCCAACATCCTTGAGTTCACTTCTGGATTCCGTGCTTCCATCACTCATGATGACGACTCGGGTTCTATCGGTGCGGTTCAGACTGGTTCGCTCAGCAAGAAGTTCGATGTTATCGTCGATCCTTACTTCCTGCGTAATGTAGTCCTTATCGGGCGACGCGGCTCCTCTTTCCTTGAAAGCGGATATGTGTATGCTCCATATGTACCACTGCAGACCACACCCACTATCTTCGGACCAGAAGACTTCGTGCCTCGCAAGGGCGTGATGACTCGGTACGCGAAGCAGATGGTGCGTCCTGATATGTACGGACTGGTTATCATCCGTGGCCTTCTTGGTGAGGCCGGCGCAACTAGCTAAACCCTAGTAGCCAATTAATGTGAAGCCCCCGTCATTTGACGGGGGCTTTCCTGTATCTACGAGCTACTTATAGGAGAAGGGAGTAATCCCTTCGTTAATTGACCTAATTAATATTCATATAAGGAGAAATATATTATGGGAACCAAGAGAATAGGTTGGGCACGAATTCGCAGCCTGATTAACGAAAACGCTAATCAAATGAAAACTAAGATAGACGAGGTTTATCATGTAAACAATGTAGCAACAACATTAACCGAGAGCCAGTCTGGCGCAACGGTATTCTGGACACACGGGAGCACACACAACCTCACGCTACCACCCGCGACCCCGGGAATGAACTTTAAAATTATTTTAACTGTTGGTTCCGCGCATACACAAAACATCGTCGATGCCGCTGGTGACAGTGGGTTCTACGGTAAAGCCACTGTGACAAAGAGCGCCGCAGCCCCCTTCAGCTCTACACAAAATGTTGTTAAGGGTTCAGCAAAAGCCCTCGTCAAGCTGCACACGAGCACAACAACTCTCGGCGGAAATGCCGGCGATGTTATTGAACTCGTTTGCCTCGAAGCTGGATACTGGCTTGTAGAAGCTCGCTTATCTTGTACCGGAACCCCGGCCTCCACCGCGGTCCTTGCCGATTCATAATTTTTAAATTATTGATTGGTATTTTTACTTCCCCCCTTCCCTTCCGGGTTGGGGGGTTTTTATTGAAAATGTCGATCCCCCCAAAAATACCGCCCTCAAATTTTTGAGATTTTTGTGTCCGCGGTAACTACTTACTGTAACACACAAGGAGCCCTCATGGGTAAGAAAAGAAGATTAAACGCTGGTTTTCACAAATTTGGAGCCAAACATAACGCCCATCCACGCGCCAGACTGCTTTTAGAGAAAGAAACAGAAAAAGAGGTATTGCCGGTCGTGGAAGTTATTCCACAAAAAGAAGTTGTAATGAAAGTGGAAGCCACCAAGCAAGCGCCGGCCAAAAAGACGATAGAAGTCACCAAAGAGGTCGATGCACCCCCCGCAACCCTTAAAGCAAAGATTTCACCCCCCAAAATGAAAGAAAAGAAAAAGTCGCAACCTCTCCCCGAGAGAAAAGCCGTAGCAAAAAGAAAAGTAAGTGGTAGAACTATAAAAAATTAGTGTTTGTTTGTTATTTGTGCGAGATCATAGATAGAGTTTACTTTAATAGATCACTACTTAGGATGTAGGAACTTATTAATGCCAACAAATCTTAAACCAAAATCAACCACTAGTGCTGTTATCTTAACAGCCAAAGGTTCGACTGACGATGTAGCTACCTCGGTTCCATTTGGAATATATACAGGCAGCGCCGATTTCATTTCAGGTGCAACGCTACAGGTAGCGTATGTCTATAAGAAATTAGGTGGTGATGTCGTAGACATCGAACTTACACCCTCGAATGTTTATTCAGCATATGAAGAAGCAGTGTTAGAGTACTCTTATATTGTTAATTTACACCAAAGCAAGAATGCGCTTGGGGATTCTTTGGGGGATATGACGGGTACATTCAACCACAAAGGTGAGTTGATCGGCTCAATAAGGCCCACTGGCTCAAATTTGAGGATGCCCCGGTTCCAGATTAGTTATGCACAAAGAGTCGGCGACGGCCTGAGCACCTTGGCCAATATAGGCGGCACCCAAGAAATCTATTCCGGGTCTTTTTCAACGAATAAGGCACAACAAGATTACGATTTACAGGCCATCATCGAAGCAGCGAGCGCCTCCGGCGTTGATAACAACGGCGCCGCAGTTCCCTATGCCGGTAAAGTCGACAATAATAGAATTTTTATCACTAAGGTTTTTTATAAGACCCCTCGTGCGATGTGGAGATTTTATGGATATTACGGTGGTGTCAATGTTGTTGGGAACGCTTCAACTTATGGCCAGTTTGCGGATGATTCAACTTTTGAATTAATTCCGACATGGCAAAACAAGATGCAAGCCATCATGTATGAAGATTCAATCTTTACTAGAACTTCTCACTTTTCATATGAATTGAAAAATAACAAAATAAGGCTCTTCCCGGTACCTGAGACCTTCGGCGAGTTTGATAAGAAGTATTGGTTCCAGTTTTATATTAAACAAGACTCAACGGCAGATGAGGCCGGCCACAACGATGGTACACTTGGGGTCAACAACATGAATACTCTGCCCTACGAGAATTTGCCATATGCAAATATCAATTCCATGGGAAAACAATGGATTAGAAAATACTCCCTATCTCTTTGCAAAGAAATGCTGGGGCAGATTCGAGGAAAGTTTACCACCATTCCGATCCCTGGCGAGAGTGTTACCCTAAACCATAGTGAATTGCTGTCCCAGGCCAAATCTGAGCAGCAAGAACTAAGAGATAAGCTAACCGAGACCTTAGCATCGATGGAGTACCAAGAATTACTGAAGACTTCGGGTGAAAAAGCAGAGGCTACAGCGAAAACATTCGCTCTGTCTCCATTGCCAATTTTTGTAGGATAACCTTAAATGTCAGACGAATGGAAAAGACCAGATCAGCCACCGCCTCCTTTGTTTTTAGGCAAGAAAGAGCGAGATCTTGTAAAGCAAGTCAACGACGAGTTGATCGAAAATGTAATTGGTCAGGCTGTCTTATATTACTCTATTGATCTCGAAAGAACCGATTTTCATGAATTGTACGGTGAAGCCATAAAAAAGACCTTCCTATCACCAGTCAGAGTATATGCTTTAATTAAGTTTGATCAAGAATCGACGAGTTATCTTGAAGGTGTCGGTATCGACTCTGAATCCATCATCACGGTCAATTTTCACAAAAGAAGACTCACAGAAGATCAAGATCTGTTCGTGAGAGAAGGCGATTTTATTCTGTACGGTAATACATACTATGAACTCACAAAGCTTTCGGAGCCTAAAAAGCTATTTGGCCAAGTTGACCAAACTTTTGAAATAACTGCGATTGCTAAACGAGCAAGAAAGGGCCTTTTCGATGCTACCTGATAACTTTGATTTTGCACAATTACCTGATTTACCTAATACTGGGTCTGTGACCTTAAAAGAGATCGGTATGCTTGAATCCACCATTGAAGATATCGATTATGCGATAACTTCTTGGCTAAAGAAGGATCTGAACCTTTCAGCAACCACAAATGAGGGCCGGCAAAGTGTTGAAGTTTTGTGGCAAGTTCCCGAACGCGCCTTTCAGGTTAAAAATAAAAAAGAGCTAAGAGATAACAATGGAGCCCTTAAGCTGCCGCTAATCAGTTTAGAAAGATCGAGTATTGTGAAGGATCCTGCTCGGAAAGGCTCGTATCAGGCACATATTTATTCCGACAAGAAAAAAGGCCGCACAGGCAGAATGACGATCGCAAAAAGAATAGTAGAAGACAAGACAAGAAATTTTGCAGTTGCGTCGGGTACTAGAACGAACACTGGCTCTAAATTACAAAAATACTTCCCGAGAGTGAATAAGAAGATTGTAATTCAGACTCTTTCGATTCCCATTCCGGTGTATGTAAACATTGATTACAATATTACGATAAAGACCGAATACCAACAGCAGATGAACGAATTGATCCAGCCGTTTCTGACGAGAACTGGCCAAATCAACTCTTTCGTGCTTAGGCGAAACGGCCATACCTATGAGGCTTTTATCGATTCAAATTTCACCGCCAGCAACAATGTTACAACCCTGAATGAAGATATTCGAATGTTTTCTTCCGATATCAAAATAAAGGTTTTAGGCTATTTAATCGGAGAAGGCGCCAACGATGACAGAAGAATTGTTAGAATTGATGAAAATATAGTTGAGATCACCTTTCCCAGAGAAACGACGCCACTTCCGGGCGAAACCGGCCTTTTTGATGTTTAGTTCCTGAAACGCGCCAATTTCTTATTATATCGTGATACTTTTGGAAATACATAAACTATTTACTGATGATTAGCTTATAACTGCTTGAGTACAACAACAGAGAGGAACTTGCTAAATGTCAATTAAAAACTTTAAGTTTGTGTCGCCCGGTGTCTTTATCAACGAGATTGATAATACTTTCCGTGCCAGAAAACCAGATTCTATTGGGCCAGTAATCATTGGTCGATCGACCAAGGGCATCGCGATGACCCCCACAAAGGTTGAGTCTTACCGCGATTTCGTAGAACAATTCGGTGAAACCGTACCCGGAACCACCGGCGGGGATATTTACCGTAACGGGACTTCCCAATCTCCAATGTACGGCACATACGCAGCCAAAGCATTCCTGAACTCTGGGACAGCACCCATTACTTATGTTAGATTATTGGGTCAGCAGTCCAAAGATGCGGAAGCTACGGTCGCCGGTAAAGGCGGTTGGAAAACCAAGCAAACCCCCGCGGCCGCAGCCTCCCCCGCCGTCGGAGGGGCATATGGCCTCTTCGTTGCCCACTCAGGGAGCCTTACCACACTCGACGCCTCGGCAGCGGACCTGGCCCGAAATATCACTGGGTCCTTCCACTTG